GCACAGCTGTGGGAACACATCGCTCGGGTGCTTGACGGTGATCCGAAGGTGACGCTGGCGATCACTCCGTCTTTGGCGCTGCACTGTCCCGAAAAATACCAGCGTCGCAAAATCGAATGGGGCTACGGCGAACTTTTGAAGTGGACGCAAATCGTGCGGTCGCTTATTGGGGAAAACAAGATAAAGCACGACGGCGGTGAAATGCTTGCCGAGCATGTCGGTCGGGCTGTGCTGGTACGCGCACAGAACTCGGTCGTGATCTCAAGCCAACGCTCGCCCGGGCCTATTGAGGCTGCACGTTGTTTGATTGCTGCCACTGCGTTGGTGTCTCGCCCGCCATCGTCGGGTCGAGTTGCCTTCGGAGTTTCTGCGTGAGGTACTTGCATTTGCAACTAACTCGTGGCAGACTTCGACCACATGGGTATTTTCTCACGCAAGGTTGAAACGGCGCACTTTGCTGCCGCCCCCGTCAAGGCTGCCGCCGGTGCAGCCAATGTCGGCAACTTCCTGTACTACCAGACAGGCTCGGACGAGATCAAAGCGTTGTCGGTGCCGACGGTGTCCCGTAGCCGCGACCTGATCGCTGGTCTCATTGGCTCGCTTGAGTTGAAGCACTGCTCGAAGCAGTGGATGGGCGACAACTACGAGAAAATCTATTTACCGCTTGAACCTTGGATGGAACGACCAGACCCCAAAGTTTCGCGCTCGTTTTTCTATGTAAACATTTTCAGCGACTTGTTTTTCTACGGTGTTGCCTACGCCTACATAACTCGACGCTATGCACCACAGGGTGCTGGCAATCAGGGTTTCCCCGCAGCGTTTACATGGCTTCCTGCGTCAAACATGTCAAGCACTAAGCAGACTGGTTATCCGCAGTTTTACGGCCCATCTGACGAGCTTGAGTTCAACGGGCAACCGATAGATGTAAACAACGTCATCCAGTTCATCAGCCCGATTGAAGGCATCTTGAAGATTGGCGCACGCGCCATCAACACGAGCATTTACTTAGATGCTGCAGCCGATAGATACGCGCAGCTCGAAACAGTTCCCGGCTATTTGCAACAACTCTCAGGTGAAGACCTGTCTGGTGAGGACCTTGGGTCTCTCGCTTCGGCTTGGGCTAACGCCCGTAAACAGAACGCCATCGGAGCATTGTCTAGCCAAGTTGAGTTCCGTGAATACAAGCAGAACCCGCAAGAGGTCGTCGCTGATCAGCGCAAGTATCAGGCGCTCGAGATGGCTCGCCTGTGCAACATCCCCGCCTACCTTGTCTCGGCCCCGACCGAGGGTGCTTCGATGACATACCAAAACGCTGAGCAGGCTCGTCAGGACCTGTATCTCTTCGGTGCTCGCATCTACCTTGACTGCATTGAGCAAACCTTGTCGGGTGACAACGTGTTGCCACGCGGTCGTTATGTCGAGTTCAACATGGAGGACTACGCAGGCGTAGCCGAGGATTCCCGTGATCGTTCAATGGAGGACGCTAATGATTGAGTTTGTTTCTGTGCCCATCACGCTTGACGCTGCCGCAGGTGAGGAAAGCCCCCGAACCATTACGGGTGTGGCTGTACCTTGGGACACGCCTGCGACGGTGTCGAGCGGTGAGTCGGTGCTTTTTCGTAAGGGTGCTTTTGACGTGAACGCTAAGGCCCCTAAGTTGCTTGAAGGTCACGACATGACGCAGCTGCGTGGTGTTGTCACCGAGATTGTTGAAGCCGATGAGGGCCTGTTGTTTACAGCCAAGTTCGCTAAGACTCGCGCCGCCGATGAAGCCATTGAGTTGGTCAAGGCTGGCGCGTATGACTCTGTTTCGGTCGGTGCAGTACCGGTCAAGTTCAAGTATGACAAGAACGGCACCATGGTCGTTACTAAAGCCAACCTTGTCGAAATCAGTCTTGTGGCACAGCCCGCTTTTGCGGACGCTGTGATCACTGAAATCGCTGCGTCTCAACCTGAAGAGGAAGACGCTGTCGAACCCAACCCAAATGACATTCCTGAGGAGGAAACCATGTCACAAGAAACCCCAGCGGTTGAGGCTTCGGCTGAAATCGTTCCAACAGCCCCCATCGTTTTCGCAGCTGCGAAGCGTGAAGTAAAGATGCCAACCGCAGTTGAATACATCGCTGCAGCAGTCGCAGGTGGCGACCAGTGGCGTGCAATGTCCGAAGCAATTCGCGCAGGTGCACCAGACATCGTTACAACCGACACACCCGGTGTTCTTCCTACACCAATCGTGTCGCCTGTTTACAACAACTTCATCGGCCGTCGCCCAGTTGTGGACGCAGTCGGTGTACGTGCAATGCCCGCAGGTGGCAAGGTGTTTATCCGTCCAGAGGTAACCACTCACACCAGCATCGGTGCAAGCATTGCTGAGCAGTCACCAACAGGTGGCACACTCGTGGTGTTCAACAACCAAGTGACCAAGCAAATCTTTGGTGGTTATGTAAACATCTCGGAAGCCGACATCGACTGGACCGACCCAGCAATCTTGAGCGTCGTGCTTGACGACATGGGACGTATCTACGCAAACGCAACCGACAATTACGCAGCAGACACCCTCGCAACAGGCGCAACCGTCACACAGAACTTTGCAGCAGCAGACCTTCAGAAACCTGAAGTGTGGGCTGCCGAAATTGCGGAAGCCGCAGCAACAATCCTGTCCTCGAGCAACGGCAACCTGCCAACCCACTTGTTCTTGGCTCCCGGAATTTGGGGGGATCTTCTCGGCCTCTCAGATTCGTCGAAGCGTCCGCTCTTTCCACAGGTCGGCCCAATGAACGCATTTGGCAACCTTGCACCGGGACAGTACAACGGCAACGCTTTCGGCTTGCAGGTAGTTGTAGATCGCAACTTCGCAAGCGGAACCGCGATCATCGGTGACGCATCCGGGTACGAACTGTTTGAACAGCAAAAGGGTGCAATCAGCATTGACTCACCATCGACGCTGTCTCGCACAATCGCTTTCCGCGGTTACTTCGCAGCGTTGATGATTGACTCCAGCAAGTTCGTCAAGTTCGCATTCGTCTGATCCACGGGTAGTTCGGGAGAGGGTCTGAGATGGCAGTAAGCACTATCACGCATGTGCGACGCGTAAACAACTACGCGGCTGTCCAGACCCTTACCGACGCCGAGGTTCAGCCGGGCGACTCCGTCACGGTTGCAGCTGTTGCTCTTACTGGTTTCAACGCCACAGCAACAGTTATTTCAACCGAACCGTTTTACCTAGATGGCGTGGACGACGAGGGTTATCTGGTCTTTGACTATGACATCCCACGCCAAAACCAAGTCATCTATGTAAACAACGGAGCCGACGTTGCTTATGAGGCCGAGTCTGGAACTTTGACGTATACGCAGTCGGTGTCGTGGATTGTCGCAGCCGATGTCACTTCATGGCTTGGCATTGACGTTGCCACTGCTAACGACACAGCGTTCGTCGGTGTTTGTGTAAACGCCAGTAATGCTTGGTGCTACCGCAAGCGCCGTGAGGCTGGTTACATCGACTCGATGACTACTGTGCCTAGCGCCGACGTCAAACTCGGGACCGTTATGTATGCCGCAACGCTTTACCGCGAGCGCGGCTCAGTGGACTCGTTTGCGTCGTTTGACTCGATGGCTATCGGTGCTTCACCATCGGCCACACTGGGTCGCATCATGCAGCTTCTTGGCTGTGGCAGAGCGCAGGTTGCGTAGTGTCATCGTCGGGCATCCTGTATGACGCTGTAACGGCCTGCAAAACAGCGCTTACGGCTTTGGGTCTTGTGCCGATTACTGACCCGCGTAACGCCCGCCCGCTTTCCGTTCTTATTGAATTGCCCACTGTCACCGCGTTTACATACAACGTGGGTGACATTGAGCTACGCCTACGCGTCTTGGCCCCACCCCCGGGCAACCAAGATGCGGGCGACTATCTCATGCAAATCGCAGACCAAATCATGAACAGCACCATCGCGGTCACTGATCTACGACCCGGTCTAGCGAGTGTTGGCGGGCAAGACCTACCGACGTATGACCTATCCGTAGCCATTGCTGTAAAAAGGAGCTAACCATGGCAACTACAACTTTCCTGTCCAACGCGACCATCAACATCACTCAAGGTGCCACCACCTATGACTTGTCTGACCAAGCGAACCAGTGCACACTCACCATCGGCTCCGACTCGCTTGAGATCACAGCCTTCGGCGATACGGGCCACAAGTTCGCACCGGGTCTTCAGTCGGTTGACGTGAGCATCACTTTCTTCTTGTCGTACGGTGGCACAGGTGCCACGTCGGAAGTCGAAACAGCGCTTGCAGCGATGGTCGGTCTGGGCACGACCACACTTGTCATCAGCCCATCGGGCACAACAGAGTCGGCGTCTAACCCTGAGTACACCATCACCAACGCAATGCTTGCGTCGTTTACGCCTATCAACTCCACCGTGGGTGAGATGGCAACCGTAACCGCCAACTGGGTCGGCGGCACTTGGGCACGCGACATCACCTGATCCAACACATAGGGAGAAACTATGAAACTGACACTGCAAGTCACCGAGCGTGACCAGCACTACACCGTCACGACCAACCTTGGCGTGATTGTGGCTTGGGAACGCAAGTTCAAGCGCAAAGCGTCACAACTAGGCGAAGGCATCGGAGTCGAAGACTTAGCGTTCATGGCGTGGGAGTGCTGTAAACAAAACAGCATCTCCGTACCCATCGTCTTTGACGAATACGTCAAGCGTCTCGAGAACATTGAAGTGGTGGACAACGAACCTGTAAACCCTACGACCGAGGCACATACAACTACGGATTAGCGTCTTTGCTACTTCGCACAGGGTATTGGCCTCCTGACATACCATTTGACCTAGACACACTGGCGACAGTGCTCAAGGCAGCCGAAGACATGAAGGAGGGCTGATGCCATACGACGCAAACATGGAGTTTGTCGGGTTGCGTGACACCATCCGCGCTCTCAACAAAATCGAGCCGGGTCTTCGTAAACAGTTCGTTTCCGATGCTCGCCGTATTGCCCAGCCCGCCGTTGATAACGTGCGCCGTGGCTACACGAAAGTTCCGTTGTCTGGTATGTCGCGTAAGTGGTCGCAAGACGGTCGGCAGTTGTTTCCGTTTACAGTCGCTAAGGCCCAACGTGGCGTGCAAGTCAAAGTGGACACCGACCGACGCACCGACAACACCATTTCAATTATTCAACGCGATCAGGCAGCTGCCATCTTTGAGACCGCGGGCCGACGCAACGCCAACAGCCTTGAGCGTTCGCTTGGTGAGTTGGCACCGGGTCGCACACGCATTATCGGTCCCGCTGTTTACAGGTCGCGCCGACTGTTTGAGGATGAGCTACGCGCGTCCATTCTTCGTGTCACTAAGCGCGTACAGAAAGAATTGAACTAATGCTGTCGATACCTATTTCCACCACGTTTGCTGGGCAGGGCATCCAGAAGGCCATAAAGTCGTTCAAGCAACTTGAGACGGCTAGCGACAAGGTCAAGTTTGTTCTCAAGGCTGGCGCTTTGGCTGGCGCTGCGGCTTTTGCTGCGTTGGGTGCTGCTGCGTTTCAGGCTGGGCAACAGTTGGTCGGGTTCGCTCGTATGGCTGCCGACGATGAGAAAGCCCAGAAGCAGTTAGCGCTGTCTATTCGTGCGTCTACTAAAGCTACGGATGCCCAGATTGCGTCGGTTGAGGATTACATTGACGTGACCCAGCGCGCTGTCGGTGTGGCCGATGATGAGTTGCGTCCTGCGTATGCGCGTATTATTCGCTCGACTCGTGACTTTGACAAGGCGCAGCGTTTGCTCAATTTGGCGCTCAATGTGTCTGCTGGTACAGGCAAGCCCCTAAGAGCCGTCACAGAGGCTCTGAGCAAGGCGTACGACGGTTCTAACACCGCTTTGACCCGTCTCGGTCTTGGCTACGACAAAGTCAAACTCAAGGGGATGGACTTCAACGACGTCCAGCAAGATCTTGAGAAGCGTTTTAGCGGGTCGGCTTTGGCTAATGCTCAAACCTTTGAGGGCACGATGGCTCGGTTCCGCATCACCGTTGACGAGTTGAAAGAGTCTCTCGGTGCTGCACTTCTGCCGTACCTGAAGCGCCTAGCCGAGTACGGCATTCAGATTGCGGACGCGTTCGGTAAGGACGGCGTTGCTGGAGCCTTTGCCGAGTTGAAGTACATTCTTACTAATTTGCTGTATGGCAACAACGGCCAACT